ATCTGGGTCGGCGGTAATAGCTACTAAGCCGCAAATCAGTTAAAAGACCGTCAGTGATGCGTATCACATCAACAGGACACGCATCATGGCCAAATTTGACCCCGCCCGCCATCGCGTCGTCGCGGTTCCATACCAAGCCGACGATCCCGAACGCGGCCAACACTTCCACGTAGACCTCGACGCTCTCGTTGACGCCGCACGCGAAGCCGCAGCCGGCGATGTTTCACGTGAAACACTCGGCGACGATCAAGGGCTATTTCTCGCCAAACGGTGCAAGCAACTCGAAGATCGGATTGCCGAACTCGAAGCCCGCCCGGTCGTCTCAGACGATACCCTAAAGCAGCTCAACGACGCTTTGCACGCCAAGTTGCAGACGCTCATCGAGCGGCAAGTCACAGCGGCGCTTGGTGATTTGCGTAGCCGTCTGGTTACCGTCGAGCGTAAGTCTACCTCCGTCACCACACAGCAGGATCCCGACAGCGCCAAGCTAACCCGCCTGGCCGCCATGATGCATTCGTTCGGGGAGATGGTGAAGGAGATCGAGTCCTCTGTTGATCAGCGCCAGACAGACATTGAACAGCGCTACGCCGAACTCGCTGAATACATCACCGATAACAACATCAAGGTGATGAAGCTCGCCGGCAAGCTCCACGGCGCGATGCAGGCCCTTGAGGCGGACGATGAGGGAAAGGCTGCGTGATGCACCACGAACTCTATCACGCAGCCTTTGTGTCAGACGCCCCGCCCCAGGCGCATCACCTGCTGCCGATCAGCCAAGCTGGCCTCGACCTGATCAAGCACTTTGAAGGCTATCACACCAAGCAGCCCGACGGCTCGTGCACGGCCTACCTGGACGTGGCAGGCGTGCCGACAATTGGCTATGGAAGCATTCACGGCGTTAAGCTCGGCATGCGCTGGTCACGCGATCAGGCCGAAGAAGCGTTACTAGCCGAAGTCCAAGGCTGCGCCTCGACGGTGCAACGCCTCGTAACCGTTGAACTTGATCAGCATCAACACGATGCATTGGTTAGTTTCGTTTACAACCTCGGTGCCGGCGCGTTCGAACGCTCTACCCTCCTTCGACGATTGAACCGGGGCGATTACGCGGGCGCCGAGGCTGAATTCCTGAAGTGGGTCTATGCCAGCAAGGGGGCGGGTGGCCCCAAGGTCAAATACGCGGGACTGGTGCGCCGTAGGAAGGCCGAGGCCGCCATGTTCGGCGACAACGCCATTATCCCCGTGCCCGTCGATATGCCCGTGGTAACGCCCAAAGCGCCCGCTACGAAGCCCATTAAAGTGCCGTGGTATTCCGCCCCGCTCGCGCTCGCAACGTCCGTCGGCGCGTGGTTCGCAGATAAGCTCGAAGGGCTCGGCAATCTGCTGACATCGGCCGGAGACCAGTTCATGGGCTTCTCAGCGGTTGGCAGCATGGTCCAATCTACCGGCATCAGCCTGGCGCCCGTGATGGCCGGCCTCGCGTGCCTGAGCGTATTTATCGCCGCCAAAACCATGATGAAAGAGCCGGAGACGGTCGAATGATCTGGACGCTCATCACCGGATGGATCGCCCGCAGGGGCATCATGATGGGCGTGATCGCAGCCATTGGCGCGGGCGTTCTGTTCTGGGATCACTCCAGAGCCAACCGCCACCGCGAAGAAGGCAAACAAGAGCTTGTAGATGCGTCGAAAGAAGCAGGGAAACGACGCAATGAAGACGTTCGTAAAATTCGCCGCTCTATCCCTCGTGATGGCGCTTGGAAGCGGCTGCGCAAAGAATACAGTCCAACTGATTGAGACGCAAAGTCTGTGTAAAGATTGGACCGTTTACAGGCCCGCAAAGGGCGACAGGCTGACCGACAAGTCAGCGGAACAACTTCTGGAAAGCAACGAAGCCCGTGTCATCTGGGGTTGCGATCGTCTGGAAAATGTAGCGGCAAGCTGAGATGCGAGATGACGGCAGACGAACTGCGGGAACGCCTGGCACGCTTGGAAACAGTCCAGGCGTTTGGCGACAAAACGATCGATCAGCACGCGATGATATTGCGCTCGCACTCCGATCGTATGCGGAGAGCCGAAAGCGAGATATCGACGATCGGGCGCGGGGTGGGTCACAACCGCTTAGCAATCGAGCAGCTGAAGAAGTCCGACGAAATTGTACAGCAGGCGCGGCAGAGGCAGAAATTCATCAGGGACGGTGCGAAGTGGCTGATGGGAGCGGGCGTCGTCGCGATGGTGACAATGGACGCTCTGCCCAACGGGGCCGCAAGGATGATGCTCGGGCTGCTCGGTTTACAATAGCCGACCTTATGCTGGTCTTCATCTTATCAGTTGCATTGACATACGTTCTGGCATCACGAACAAACCTGTTCCTCGACAACACGGCTGCTGTCACCATCCACAAACAGATCGTGTTGACCCCAATCGTCAACGGCAACGGTCATCTGAAATATCGCGCCATCTACGACAAGCGCGCACACTGCGACGTCACGGGCGGGGCCTACGAGATCAAGGGCAAGACGGAGAAGGATACTGACGTTCATTTGCGCAATGTGCAGCCGCGCCAGTATGGGACGTGGAAGGTCGGAGAGGGGCAGGAGGTTATCGCGACGGTGGAGATGCCTAGGGACCTGCCTAATGGCGTCTATCTGGCCCGCTGGTCATACTCGTATCACTGCGCCGGGGCATTCAAAGAGCAGACGATTACGTCGCCCTGGATGGCCTTCGAGAGAGTGCGGCGAAGCGTTCATGACTTCGCCGCACCCGTTGCGCCTTAGAACTTGATTTTCGATCCGATCAAGAACACGTCGGCGGTATCGTCAGACCCGATGTCGAGATCGTAGTGGCGGTAGCTTGCATAAAGCGACATGGCAGCCGCATCGATGTCCTGCACCAACCCTAGGCCGTAAACCTTTGGTTCGATGCTCGTGCCTTCGATGTCGAGAACCGTGTATTCGCCGTAGATGGTTGTCTTGCCAGCGACAAATAGCTTCTTCGCAATACCGGCGCGACCGCCATACGTCCGCAGCTTGATATCGCCGCCGACAGTCAGATCGTTAAGGTTCAGGATACCAATGAATGGCGACCCCGTAACCTTTGCGATATTGACGTCGATCGTCTGGAGCCCGTCACTTTGACCGTAAAGACCATCGATGAACACACCAGACGGCATGTGCATGACGCTCGCCGAGCCGCCCCAGAAGGTGCGGTCGCCGTCGCTAGGACCAAGCACAATGTCTGCCGATACGTCTTCTCTGCGATAACCAGCGCCTGCAACAACACGGAACTGGCCAACCTCGTTGGCAAACCGCAACGCAATGTCGAAGTTGTCTTCTTCCATCCAAGCCGCAGACAATGAGAACCCGGCAAGAGTCGGAGAGATGTATCGCACAACGTTAGTGCGACCACCATCAAACGGATTGTTAAGGCCGATCCCTGCCTGGTCTTCGATGAACGCATCAAACGGCGCAAGCGTTCCGGTTGTTCCTGCATCGTGAGATGCAAGGCTCAATTCCATAATGCCGTCTGTGGCGGTTGATGTGGTTCCAAGCCAGATAGTGCCGACGCTTTTGGATTTGAGGTAGAGCGCCTGGTGTCGAACCGATGTACCGCCAGCGTTGTTGATGTCACCGGCTCCAAATTCCATCAGGAAGCCCGCAGACCATTCCTGATTGATTTTGGCTGAGCCGCGAAAGCGAAACCTGGACCCGCTGTTCGTGTTGTTAATGATGGCGCTGTCATCAAGATCGTTGTCGCCAAATCCGTTCCAGAACAGAACGGCCTGATTGACATGTCCCGAGACTTCCAGGCTGACCTTCCGGTTGCCCTTCCGCGCCGTCGTCGCCTCAAGCTCGGCAACGCGCTCTTCTAGATCAGCGCAGCAGTCGCCGCCCAGATCAGCGGCCCAAGCGGGCCATGCGATGGCAGTCGCCGCCGCTGCTACAATCAGTCGTTTCATGGGAGTGTCCCCTTGTGTGTTGGCCATACACACACCGGACGCGCAACTAGCTCGATGCAGGTTAACCAAGCGCCTGATTTGGGTTCCAATCAAGGCGTGTTGCAATGATGTTCGGGATGTGTGGCCCCGAAGGCATATCACGCTACCTCCGGGGCCAGCGCACAGGGGGAGATGGGATGTCCCCGCGCGCTATTTCCAAACCGGTGTCCCGTCGAACTTCCGGTAACTCATCTTTTTCTTTGGACGCTCCGCCTTGGCCGCCCGCTTTTCGTATCGTCTTGTCTTGGCGTGCTTGGGCGCATCTTCGTCGCCCGTCTTCATCGCGTGGCAGGCTTTGCAAAGAACCTGGCAGTTCGCCAACGAATTCCCGCCGTTATAGAAATCGGTGATGATATGGTCGTATTCAGGGCCGTCACCCGTCCTTATCTTTTTCCCACACGACGCGCAGTGTCCCCCGCTCCGTCGCCACGCCTCCAACTTCGTCTTCTGGCT